ACAAGTCTCCTGTATATGGTAACAGACGAAGATGTAATGTAACTGATGACGGAAAAGTTGTTGCTTTCTATGGTGATGAAGCCTATACAGAGACAGGTGCTTTAACTGTAGCAGTAGGTGATGTAACTGTAGGTACTAAAGTACAGTGTATGGTTATGCAACCTAAGTTCTATTATAAGAGAATCCCTGTCAGACTTGAGAAGCAGGTTGATGACACCTATCAAGTAAAGGGCTATCACATGACTAAGTGGATTGACCTTATCAGTCCTACAGCAAGAGACGGATTTAAACTTCACCCGGCATTTAAGAAGGGTAATGAAGAGCTTGATTACTACTTTATTGGTGAGAATGATGGCTGTATTGAAACCAGTGGAACTTATGACCTCACTGATAGTGGTACACTCTCTGCAAGTCCTTACACTGGACAGAAGTTCAGTTCTATTGCCGGAGCTAAACCTGCAAGTGGAGCTACTCTTGCCGGAGTAAGTGCTACTGGTAACAAGAACCTTACAAGAGACGCAGTTAGAAAACTGTGTGCTAACAGAGGTGTAGACTGGATTCAAGAAGACATTACTATTGCAAGTGCAGAGCAGATGTTATTTGTGGTAGAGTATGCAACATTTAACATTCAAGCAGTAAGTGTCTTCGGTAGTGGTGTTACAAATCTTCCTTGGGTAGATAACATTAACGACTCTGTACCTAATCCGGCAAACACTACTTTAGGAAATGGCAGTGGTAAGATTACTGTTAAGTACACACACTCTAATGGTACTGCTTATGATGTTGATGTTCCTGTTTACAGAGGTGTTAAGAATCCTTTCGGAAACATCTGGAAATTCGTTGATGGATTCCTCAGAAAACATTCCGCAGGTAGTGACTGTAATGAAGCATACTGGCAGGACGGAAGTAAAGACTTCTCTGACACAATCGCAGATTATATTGCTACTGGATTTAGCTGTGCTACAAAAGAGGGTTATATTAAAGCCTTTGGTTACTCCGAAGACTGTGACTTCATGTATATGACTTCTAAAGTTGGTGGAGACAGTAACAGACCTGTAGGTGATTACTACTATGTTAATATGAGTAACAATAACATCTGTATTGCCCTGTTGGGTGCGGCTTGGGATGATGGTGCGAAGTCTGGGCTGTTCTGTTGGTATCTGTATATTGTGGCTTCTGATCGTGATTGTTATGTCGGCGGCCGCTTGTGCAGAAAATCAAAGACAGTCACTATTGCAGTAGCATAAAACTAAAGAAAAATTTTGAAGAAAGGAGAAGCCTATCTTCTTTACAAACGCTTGAATTAAGGTTATAATATGGACAGTGATTGTGACGAAACACCACTTCACTAAATCGGGTAATGATTTGGGTTATAAGCGGTCAAGAATTACAGAATTTCTTGCCACCAACAGTACACATGAAATACTTGGACGCTCAGTAATATGAGTGTTCCAAGTATTTACCCTATTGGGTACGAATTGGAATAATGGTACGAAATCTGAGCTGTTCTATTGGAATCTGAATAATGTGGCTTCTAATCGTAATTGTAATATCAGCGACCACTTCACGGCACTGTACTCAGTTTCGGAAGTGTTTACTTTTGAAATAAATTAAAAATCCGTGTAACTTCTTTACCCTACCTCTCTAACGTGGGTTAGGTCATCAGTGTTAAATGACACAAGTATGATGGTAGAACATATAGTGTTTCATTGACAGCAGATAGTCTTGTTGGTAGCTGAGTAAAGAAGGTACACCTTTACAAAGCGTTTGAAGATTAGGCTTTGGAGTACATGGTTTATGAAGCGTCATTTATATCCTATAGACCCTGTAACTGGGAAAGAAGATAAGACGCTTACTATATGGGAAAAGATTTGTTCCATTGAAAATCTTAAACTTGCACACAAAAACGCTAGTAAAGGTAAACACTGGTACAAAGAAGTTCGTGACTTCAATAAAGACCCAGAGAAACACCTTAAAGCTATACAGAATATGTTAGTGTTAAGGACTTATGTTCCACTACCTTATGAGAAATTCCTAAGAAAAGAACGTGAGAAGGAAAGGGTTATTTATAAGTCACGTTACTTCCCAGAAAGAGTTATACAGTGGGCTGTCCTACAGGTGATAGCTCCAATCCTTTTAAGGCAGTTCATATATGATACCTACTCCGCAATTCCAGACAGAGGTATTCATTTAGCTTTTGAAAGGGTAAGAAATGACATACAAAATGATGTTGAAGGTACTCAATACTGTTTAAAGATGGACGTTAAGAAATACTATCCATCTATTGACAGAGAAATCCTTTTGAATGACTACAGAAGAATTTTCAAAGATGAAGGTCTTCTGTGGTATTTAGAATTAAACATCACAATGTCTCCAGATACAGGTATTCCAATAGGCAACTACCTTTCTCAGTTTAGTGGAAACTTTTACTTATCACCTTTCGACCACTGGATAAAAGAAGTCAAAGGTATTAAGTACTATTACAGATACATGGATGATATTGTTATCCTCCACCACTCCAAAGAGTACTTATATAAGTTGAAATGGGAGATTATAGAATATATGCGAGTGGAGAGACACTTGACTATCAAGAGTAATTATCAAGTGTTCCCAGTAGCAGACATAGGAGTAGATTTTGTCGGGTACAGAGTATTCCCGGATTTTGTTTTATTAAGAGCTTCTACTTCAAAGAGAATGAAGTCAAAGATGACGAAAATTCGCTTGAAGGTGGAAAGTGGTGTAGAAATGTCTTACTCCGACTACTGTTGTATTAACTCCTACAAGGGTTGGCTATCTTACTGTAACAGTTACAGACTGTATAAGAAGTACTTCAAACCTTTAGAGAAACCTGTGGAGGAGTATTATATAAATCATTTAAAGAATGGAGGAAAGAAAGCCAATGAAAACAATGGAAAATGTTCAGTCAACAGTAAAGCCGAAGGAAGTTGAATATGATGGTAGTCATGTGTATGTGAATACTAACATTAAAGAAGTTCCAGAGAGTGAACGTGTGGCTGAAAAAGGACAGTTAGCAGAAGGTCAAGAATTAGTTCCTCTGTACTCTTACACTGTGAAGGAGTATGAGAAAGACGAATTTTTAACCGCTTTGTCTACAAGGCAGGTTACTCTTAATGAAAGAGCTACTTCCTTGGAAGATATGATTCTGGAAATGAGTGAGGTTGTCTATGCTTAATGTTTTAGACCGACTTCGCCTTTTCATAACTTTTGGAAAGGAGGGAGACACCATGATTGCAATGCTTTGGGCACAGAGAATTATGAATGGTAAGAAAACTTACAATGATGTTCCGAGACTTCTCAAAGAGCAGGTCAAGGAAATTCTCATTGAGAGTGGTGTAGAGTTTCTTGTTACAGAAACACCTGCACAACAGTAAGAAAACTGCATAAGGAGGTAAACACTCATGAAGAAAATTTCACAACTTTGGGCTGATAAGATTATCGCAGGAGATAAGACTTATGCAGAAGTTCCTGCACAGCTCAAAGACGAAGTAAAACAGGCTTTAAAAGAGAAGGGTTATCCTAAACTTGCTAAATAAAGCCTAACACAAAGACCTTTGAATTTTAATGGTTCAGAGGTCTTTTTAGTATAGACATAACATTTTCAATGTGGTATTATTTAGTAAGCATAATAAAAGGGAAAGGAGAACCTAATGGATAAGTCAATTTTAGAACTTGCTCAAGAAGTTACTGGTATTCAGTTCATTATGGCTCTTCTCTTTATTATTGCTCTTATTGTTCTGGCTATGACACAAAAGCAGAAACTATTGAAGTATTTAAACAAGTGGAGAAAGACTAAAAACGAAGAAGAAGACTTTCATGCTCTGGTTTATGGATTGAAAAACTCTATGATAGAGTTGGGGAAGAAGATTGAGGAAAATCGTACCGAAAGAGAAAATGAGAGAACTCACGACAGAGAGGACTCAAGAAAAATTCGTGAAGAAATGTATAAGGTAATGAACAGACAGTCAGCACAGATTGAAAAACAGTCTGAACAGATTGAGGAATTAAAGAACATTACCCTCGGTATTCAAAAGAAAAATTCAGAAACAAAAAGGGCAGAAATCAAAGAGAAGATTGAGCGTATTTACAGGGAGTGTCACCCTGCAATGACTTGTACTGATATGCAGTTGGAGACCTTGAAAGAGCTTATCGACCAATATGAAAAGCATGGAGGAGATAACTCTTTCGTCCATAGTACTGTACAAAAGGAAATGTATTCATGGCACGTTATAAATGAAATAAAGAGTTCTAATGACTCTTTATAATAATTTAAGGAGGTAATGTATAATGATTACTGTAGAAACTATTATGGCAAACCTTTCAATCGTAATGATTGTAGTGGCTGTACTCTGCACTGTGATTTCAGTGATTACAGAGTTCACAAAAGAGATTGGATTCCTTAAAAAGATTCCTACCTCTTTACAGGTACTTGTGCTTTCACTCATTGTGTGTGTTGTGGCACTTTTCATGTATCTGTCTTATGCAAAAATCGCATTTGTGTGGTACTATTTAGTTGCTGTTATTCTTGCAAGTTTCCTTGTCGCAATTATTTGTACTAAAGGTTGGGATTACCTTATTGACATTTGGAAACGATTTTACAAGAAAGATATTAAATAATACAGGCAGGAAAGGGTAACACATAAATAGTGTTGCCCTTTTAACTTAAAAGGAGGTAATAGAAATGAATAAACAAGAATTTATTACTAAGATTGCAAAGTATGTCAAAAAGTATGCTAACTCCTATGGAATCAAGGTACACAGTCCTATTATTGCACAGGCAATTTTAGAGAGTGGTTGGGGTGAGAGTAGACTTGCTTCTCAGTACCATAACTACTTTGGTTTAAAGTGTGGTACTAAGTGGACTAGTAAGAGTGTGAACATGACTACTCAAGAAGAGTATCAACCGGGAACACTCACCACAATCAAAGACAATTTCCGTGTATATGATAACATGGAAGAGGGTGTTAAAGGTTACTTTGAGTTCATTCAGTTAGCAAGATACCAGAATCTTAAAGGTATCACTGACCCGAAAAAGTATCTTGAGACAATCAAGGCTGATGGATATGCAACGAGTAGTTCTTATGTAACTAACACTTACAAACTGATAGAACAGTATAAATTAACTCAGTATGACACAGAAGGAGGTAGTGATATGAGTAAGCCAGATGTTTTGGACGTAATGAGAAGTTGGCTTGGATTTAGTGAAGCAAATGGTAAATTCAAGCAGATTATTGACCTGTACAACAGTGTAAAACCACTTCCAAGAGGTTATGCAGTACAGTATAAAGACGAGTGGTGTGACACAACAGTTTCAGCCGCAGGAATTAAAGCAGGTTGTTCTGATTTAATTGGTAGAGAGTGTGGTGTTGAAGAACACGTTAAAATCTTTAAAGCAAAGGGGATTTGGATTGAAGATGGTACTATCACTCCACAGCCGAGAGATATTATTGTTTATAACTGGGATGACAATACTCAGCCTAATGATGGTTATTCAGACCACATTGGTTTTGTAGAATCCGTTTCCGGCAACACTATCATTGCTATTGAAGGTAACAAGGGTGAAGCTGTTGCAAGACGTGAAATCCCTGTAGGTTGGGGCTTCATTAGAGGTTATGCAAGACCTAAATATGCTACTGGTAGTTCTCCTGTCACACCTACTCCAACACCTGCACCAACTAAGTCTCTTGAAGAAATTGCTCAAGAGGTTATCAAAGGTGTTTACAGTAATGGTGACGCTCGTAGAAATGCTTTAAAAGCATTAGGTTATGACCCAGACAAAGTGCAAGCTAAAGTCAATGAGCTTTTAAAGGGTAATACTCCAAAACCTTCACTCAGTATTGCAGAAGTAGCAAAGAAAGTAATCGCAGGTGAATATGGCAATGGAACTGACAGAAGAAAGAAACTTGCTTCTGAGGGTTATGACCCAGA